TGAAGTAACAACTGAAGAGGAGTAAGCACTATGTCTAACGATAACGTGCAAGACACTTTTGACTCAGGTACTACCGCCCTTGATTTAGATGGGGCGGCAGATGCCATTTTAGACAACTGGAAAGACGCTGAAGAAGATCAGCCATCTATAGAAGGTAATCTAGAGGCAACAGAGGAAACTACTGACGAGACTCAAGTAGAAGACTCTGGTGAAATTGAGGATGATGAAGAAACCGAAGAAGACGTTGAATCTGACGAAGACCCTGTAGACGAGGAATCTGAGGAGACTGAGGAGGAGGTAGAAGAAGTTGATCTATCCGATGACACTATTGTCGAACTCACAGTTGACGGAGAAACCAAGCAGGCATCTTTGAAGGAACTCAAGCGGCTCTACGGCCAAGAAGCATCCCTCACTCGTAAGTCTCAAGAAACAGCAAACCAGAAAAAAGAAGCTAATGAAGCCCTGCAACGTGCAGATGCGTCACTACAAGCTATGCTGACTCGCGCCCAAGACCGTTACAAGCCCTATGAAGAAGTCGATATGTTAGTTGCCTCACGGCAAATGAACCCCGATGACTTTGCGGCTTTACGTGCTGAAGCAAAAGCAGCAGAAAGCGATCTTAAGTTCCTCCAAGAGGAAGCTAATGGTTTCTATGGTGAACTACAGCAGAAACAGGCCGTACAACAGCAAGAAAGTGCCAAACACTGCATTGAAGTTCTCAAAGAAAAGTTACCCGAATGGAATACTGATTTATACAATGACATTCGAGAACACGCCATAAGTAGCGGCTTGCCTGCTGAAGCTGTCAATACATACACCGATCCTAATGTGATTATGCTTTTACACAAGGCAATGATGTTTGACAAGTCTAAGCAAGTAGCCAAAACGAAGAAAGCGAAAGCACCCACTAAGATACTCCGAAGCAAGAAAGCACCGCCTACTAAAACTGATCAGAAAGTCAGCAAGCAGAGAGCAGCGCAAGATCGCCTACGGAATAGTCCAAGTGGAGGTAATGACATTGATGACATTGCAGATGCATTGATGGCTAACTGGGATGTTGGATAACCCCCTTTTAAATAATCTTTCTACAAGGAATAAACCCTATGACTACATTAGTCACTTACGCAATGGTCGGAGTCGCTGAAGATGTGTCTTCAACTATTGCAAACATTAGCCCATCGGCTACACCTTTCCAATCTATGATCAAAAGCGAGAAAGTACACTCACGTACTTTTGAGTGGCTCGAAGATAGCTTACGCGCTTCTGCTGCTACAGCTTTGGTGGAAGGGGCAGATAGTTCTATGACCGCAGTTGGTCAGCCTACTACTCGCTCTAACACCACTCAGATCATCGGTGAGTCTTTCCAAGTATCTGCTACTTCTGATGCTGTGAAAACCCACGGTAGAGCGAAAGAAACCGCTTACAACCTCGCAAAAGTACTTAAGCAAGTTAAGCTCGACGTAGAAAAGTCTATGGTCGGTGTTTCGCAAGCAGCAGTAACTGGTTCGGCTTCAGCGGCTCGTAAGATGGCCTCTATTGATCAGCAGATTTCTACTACTGTAGATAGTGGAAGTAACAGCACAGATGCCCTTACCGAAGCCAAATTGCTAGAGTTAGGTCAGACTTGCTACACCAACGGTTCTGATCCTTCAGTACTAATGATCAAGCCTGCTGATTCTACTATCATTGCAGGATTCGCCTCTAGTTCTAACCGTCAGCGTGACTTAGCTGATAATAAGACTTTGGTGAACGCAATCGACGTACTAGTAACTTCATTCGGTACGTATCGAGTAGTTCTAAATCGTGAGTGTCTAGCAACCAATGCTTACCTCATCGATCCATCCATGTTTAAGCAAGCTGTACTACGTCCGTTTACTCGTACACTTTTATCGAAAACAGGCGACAGCGACAAGCATCTAGTTATCGGAGAGCTTTCTGTAAAGCATTCTCAGTTTGCAGATAGCGGCATGATCACTGGACTTTCTTGAGTCCAATAGGGCTTCCATAAGTCCTAGTTAGAAACTAGGGGGTGTTGCTAGAGATAAGGGTTTTGCTCTCCTTAACTTATCTTTGGCTTCACCCCCTTTTTATTTTTTAAGGAGCAGCTAATGTCAAATATTGAAAAAGATACTAAATTTCACGATATACAAAATAGAGTGCTGATGGATAACGATGAAGACAATTTCACTATCCAACATTCACAGCACATCCCTCAGTCATTCATAGACGATATCCGATACCAACGAGAGAACTCCCTCAACCAAAAGGAAGGTGAGTTTATGCGAGTTGCCTCAGTCCCAGTACAGGTACATGAGCAGTGGCTACGCGAAGGATTCGACATGATGAATGAGACTCCAAAGGCCATCTTAATGCGCCTTAAGCAACAAGACCTTAATGCCTTTATCACAACGAAAAAACAGGTATAACCAATTATGAACTATGGATCGATACGGACTCACTTTAAAGCCTTACTTAATCGCTCAGACATAACCGATTCCTTGGCTAACACATTTATAGAGCAAGGAATTACTAGAATACAAAGAAGCCTTAGAGTCCCATCGATGGAGAAAAAGATTAACTATGGGTTCTTCAGCGAAACAACTCGTATCAATTTACCTTCTGACTTCTTAGAAGCCATAGATTTATACTATGACCACACTGCGATGACTCGCTTACCAATGGCAGAGATGGCCGCTATAAAGCAAGGCAATGAGGTTGGTACTCCTGCGTATTTCGCTAGAGAGCAGGGCGCACTCTTGGTTTACCCACACCCTGCCTCCGGTGAGATAACTTTAAATTACTATGCGACTTTCACCCCAATGGTTGCCGATGCTGACGAAAGCATCCTTGCGGCAACGGCCTCAGATTTAATTATCTACAGCGCACTAACGTATGCGGCTGACTATTACCTTGACGAGCGATCCCCAGTATTTACTGATAAATACTTAGGTTTCATGACAGAAATACAAGAGCAAGCTAATGATGAAGAGACTAGCGGTACTCTCCAATCTATACGTCCTGCATACAATCTATAGAGGCTGAAAATGACTAGTAAAACTTCTTTCTACGCGCAATCTGGCGCAACACCTACAGAACAAGCGGCCATAGAATCTTCTGTCAACACTTCAGCCGCAAGTGCCGCTGCTGCTGTCATATCGGCTACTTCAGCAGCACAGAGCGCAACACTTGCGACCTCTAACATTGCGGCTAACCAAGCGTCAGCAGCAGCATCCGAAGCATCTAGAGTCGCTTCAGTTGCCGCACAAGCTGCTTCTGAGACAGCAAAAACGGCAAGTGAAACTGCCCAAGCAGCAGCCTTAGTTTCTAAGAACGCAGCGTCTACTTCTGCTACAAATGCAGCGAGTAGCGAGACTTCTGTATCAAATAACACTGCGACATCGACCACTAAAGCAGCCGAAGCAGCCGCTAGTGCTACTGCCAGTGAAGCCTCTAAAGTGACAAGTGTTGCTAGTGCAGCCACTGCGACAACTAAAGCCTCTGAAAGTGCTACTAGTGCAACAAGTAGTGCGTCAAGTGCTACCGCTAGTGAAGCCTCCAGAGTAGCCTCAGTTGCCGCCAAAACTGCTTCAGAAACTGCTGAGACTAATGCAGAAACCGCAGAGTCAGCAGCCTTAGTTTCTAAGAATGCCGCAGCCTCTAGTGCGACTGCTAGTGAAGCATCAAAAGTCACCAGTGTTGCTAGTGCATCTACAGCTACATCTAAAGCCTCCGAAGCCTCAACTTCTGAGTCTAACTCAGCGACTTCAGCTTCAAGTGCTTCTACTTCAGCGTCTACAGCTACAACTAAAGCAGCCGATAGTGAAACTGCAAGAGCAGCCAGTGTGGTCGCTAAAGATGCATCCGTAGTTGCTAAAAATGCTTCTGTAGTTGCTAAAGATGCTGCGGTTGCAGCCCAAGCTGCTGCGGAAACTGCTGAGACAAATGCAGAAACTGCTGAGACTAATAGTGCTAGTAGTGCCACAGCTTCAGCGAACTCAGCGACAGCTTCAGCGAACTCAGCGACTGCTAGTGAAGCCTCTAAAGTCACTAGCGTCAATAGTGCATCCGCAGCCTCAACTAGTGAGACAAATGCAGCTTCTAGTGCTGCCTCTGCCGCTGCTACTTATGATGCTTTCGATGACAGGTTTTTAGGTGCTAAATCCTCTGCGCCTACTCAAGACAACGATGGTTTAACACTTGCAATCGGCACAATGTACTTTGATACCACTGCACAGATAATGAAGGTCTATGGAGCTTCTGGATGGCAATCGGCAGGGTCAGCAGTCAACGGTACAGCGGCTCGATTTAAGTTTGTGGCTACTGCTAATCAAACTACTTTTAGTGGTAATGATGCATCATCTAATTCATTGGCTTATGACGCAGGATTCCTAGATGTTTACCTGAGTGGTATCAAGTTAGTTAACGGCACAGATTTCACTGCGAGTTCCGGTACGTCAATAGTGCTTGCGTCAGGTGTGGCTGTTAATGAGATTTTAGAGATTATAGCTTACGGTACTTTCGTACTAGCAAACTTCAATGCAGACAAGCTAGACGGTCAGCATGGTGCTTACTACACAAGCTATACAGATACTGCTGTAGCAGCATTGGTCGATAGTTCGCCTGCTACTTTAAATACGCTGAATGAACTGGCGGCTTCACTGGGTGATGACCCTAACTTTGCGACCACCGTAACAAACAGTATTGCAACTAAAGCAGCATTAGCAGGGGCTGCTTTTACAGGCGCAATAACTACTAACTCTACGTTTGATGGGCGCGATGTGGCTACTGACGGCACTAAGCTCGACGGTATAGAAGCATCCGCAGATGTCACTACCGCATCAAAAATACAGACGGCCGGAGGTTTACTAGACTCTGAGTTGACTAGCATTGTAGCTGTCAAGGCGTTAAACCAAGGTGTTGCAACAGGCGATAGTCCTACGTTTGCAGGGCTTACAAGCACAGGTCTTATTGTTAGTAACATCGCAGGAGCGAACAAACAATTTTTAAACTCAGGAACTACAACAACTGGCGCTAACTACATCAACATTAACAGCACAGGTGGCGCTTACTACCTTGGTGCTGAAAATTCGTCA